GCGAAAAAGGCTCCGGCGTCGAATGGACTGTCAAACGGCTTAAGGCCATGAGACAGGCTCTCCTCTTCTTTATAGATGAGGATATTGGGAAGAGTCGTGAGACTCTTTCATCGAGTGGCATTAGTTACCACCGCGATGGTACTCCCAAAGGCCCGTTCCGGTATATATTCCGGTTAGCCAAGAGGGACGCCTTCGCCGCTTGGAATGCGGCGATGGTGTACAGCCAATTCCGGTTCCTGAAGATTCCCAAATCTTCATGGGACAAGTTCAGGACAAAGGTGACCGAGGTCACCTATGCAGCTTCGATGGAAGACGAAAATGTTTTCCGCCGTGGGTTGGAAGTGTTGCAGTCCAAATTCGGAGTGCGTCCTAACACAACCCTGGTAGGGGAGATCTTACCGATCTACCATTACCCCTTCAGTCCGACTCGCCGTGCCTTGATAGGCCCGTTGGAGTTTGGGAGGGAGGACCGTGGGGTGCTTGACCTAAAGGGGCTCGAGCCCCTGATAAAGAACCACCTTGATATCTTTGAAAGGATTTTAGGGCCGGCTTTATCAGCGACAACCTCGAGACTTTCGGGTGTCCCAGATTTCTGTGACCCTGGATGGGGAGAGGATTGCACTGGCTTCTCACCGTGTTATGCGTGTGAGTTGCGGGGTAAGTATATCGACGGTGATTACATCGTCGGTTCAATCCATTGTATCCCGGAGCCTGGCTACAAGGCCAGGACGATTGCCAACCCCTTGAGGTTAATTCAAAAGGCTACCACCCCTTTGGGTGACTGGCTTTTTGAGCAGCTTCGTCGGCTGCCTATGGATTGCACTTTTGACCAAGAAGCGGGGAGACGGTTAGTCCAAAGAGAACTCGCGGCTTGTAACCGCGTGTCGTCAGTAGATCTAACTTCTGCTACTGATTCATTTCCGAGGAAACTCAGTCAGGAGCTCCTAAAAGCTCTAGTCGGAGAACCCTTTACCACTTTCATGGATGATCTCGCAAGAGGTCAGTGGGTTTTACCATATAGGGAGTTTGGTCACTTCCTACCGGCACCGAGCCTGAAAGACGTTCAACGGTTTTACAGTGGACGGGAAACTGAATACTGGTCACCGGGCGACGTAATCCGAGACGATGTGTCTACGGCATGGTCGTACTTGGGTGAGCTGGAAGGGACCTTTGATGAGCGTTACGAAATTGCAACGCAATATGCATTGGAACACCTCCAACCGCAGACTGTTAGTTGGTCTCAAGGGCAACCCCTTGGGATCTACCCGTCCTTCGCTGAATTCGCACTGAGTCACCATTGTGTGCTACTCGGTTTGATTGCCGAGTTGGGCATACCCTGGGAGTCATATGTGCTCTTAGGGGACGATGTTGCGATTTTCGATGATGGACTTGCCCGAGCTTACCAGGCTCTGATGGCACGGTATGGGGTCGAAATCAACCCCTCCAAAGGCTTGCATTCCAGCAAGTTGGCGGAATTTGCCGGTCACATCCTGTCAGCAACATCGGACATACCGTCCTATCGCTGGCACCGTCCTGGAGATGACAACTTCCTGGACATCTGTCGAGGAATCGGCAGCTTACGTGCTCGTGACCTGCTGTCTAAGAGACAGCAGGCGGTGTTCGATATCCTGCGGATAGCCCCTGAGCATCTTGGGGGCTTAGGATTAAACCCGGAGGGCATCCCTCTTCTCGAGAGAGAAGAGGCTTTCAAAGATCTGCAACAGGAGTACGTGCGTCCTGTGACGTACCGCACACCGGTTAGTACCTTAAACACGCTCCTTTACAAGAGCCGTGCCCCGGAAAACCCGCGTGAGCCTGTGTTGCCCGACAGGGCAAGGCTTGTCCAACTTCTCGTGAAACACGGGATATATGTCCCACTGGAAGAGGTCCCCCGCGTCCTGGATGAGAATCCAAGATTAGGTGATGGGCTTCCCACCGCGTTGAGAGATGCAGTTCGTTTGTGGTTGGTACCACACACCGATAAAACATCTACCCCACGGCTTGATCAGCTAGAAATAGCTCTAGGGCTCAAAGGGTATGAGCGCCAGCGCCACTGGCTTGAATCTCGACGGAGACTCGCAGTAGCATTCCAAGGCCAGCATTAACTGCTTGCGGCTTGGTAGAGGGGGCCCACTGTGGC